TTTGTGGAACAATTCCAGCATGAAAACAATGCAGTCTATCATTGAAGTTTACAAACTGCCAAGCTCCAGATGAACCTGAAACTACATGTCTAACATCAATATTAGTAGTTGGAAATGCAGCATTTTGTGTTGTAAAATCTACTGTATATATAGCTGTACCATAACTAGCAAATATCTTATTCGTTCCTTGGTCATTATGTTCTGTTATAGAAGCTATAGCTGTATCACTTGGAACTACTTTCTGCTTAAATCCCTTTCTGAAAGATATTCTTCCAGATTCTCTTAATACTATATTATCAGCTGCAGTAAGCCAAGTAGTATCTAAAGTAGCTGGATTATGCTGTGTATTTAAACCATTTACTCCTAAGTTAGTTAAAGGTTGATAAGCTAATTGCTTTGCCATTAGTACATATTTCCTACAAACCAATCAGATTCAAACTTTACATTACCACTATCCATCATAATGGCTTGACTTATAGCTGTAGAAGCTTCCTCTGCTATTATGCTAGATTGTGTACCTCCATCTTCTCCTCTTTCAGCTACAGCTCTTGCCCAAGCTCCTAAGATTACTGGTTTAGTAGGAATCTTTATAACAGTAGCAGCTTCTGTCAATACATCTTGATACTTAACTATATCAAATAAGATAGTTTGAACTTCTGTAGGTATAGGAGATAAGTCTACTTTAAGATTATTAGAAGCATCTGCTCCATTAAACCCATAATATAGAGGTTCTCCTGTCGGGTCAGTTGGATACTTGATACTATTAAGGTAAGCTTTACTTACTTGTATTAATTGAGTACCTGTTGAACTATTTACAACATCTAATATCTTAAAATTCTGTCCTGAGCTTAAACTATAGTTCTTTGTTGAAGCTGCAGTAGGTACACTAGCAGTTTCTCTTAGGATTAACCAATCGTGATAAGATTCTATACTTCTTTTAGAATCATTAACTAAAGCACCTATCACTTTTTGATAGGCTGATACTGTTGTACTATCATTTATAGCACCAGTCCAGTCAGAAGAGATAGTATCTTCTCTTAACCTTATTAAAACTTCATTAATTACTTCTCTAAATGTCATTATTTCCCCTTAGCTAATTGCGCACCAAAATAGAACTCTATTATCATTGTTGCCCATCCAAATATCTCATCTAACTTAAGCATCCCTTCTACTGTTACGTACTCTATAGTATCAGGAGTAAGCTGAAAGCCTAATATACTAACACCTTTCATTACTGTAGGTATAACTGTAGGTACATTAAACCATACAGGTGCTACTTGAGTGAATATAACTAAACCTAAGATTACTAATATTATAATTCTTCTATTCCAAGCAGCCATAGGACTCTCTTTATCTGCTCTATCTCTAGCCATATTGATAGAATCATTACGAACTTGTAGTGATTGTACCATTAGCTTTTGATTCTCTGCTGCTGCTTGACTCTTTAGAGCAAACAACTTACCAATAAAGCCTAACATTATTGGTGCTACATTGGTTAGAAATCCTATCATGTTGCCACCCTTAATGCTTCAATAATTCCAATCTGAGTAACAATATAGAAACCAATAGCACCATAGACACTCCATTTAATCTGCAACATACTATTATTAATCTTTTGAATAGCATTATTAGTATCTTCAATACGACTAAACAGTTTGTTTATTTGTGTACTATGTTTGTCTAATGTTGTTTCCACTCTAATAATTCTCTCTTCCATAGTTACCCTTACTTGTTTAAGCCAACTGCACTACCTGTCAGTATTGCACCAAAGGCTAAGTGAAATAACCCACCACCCATAAGAGTGAAAGGATTGTGCTGACCTGTTAATTTCTTCATTAATTCCATCTGTACTAGTGTATCCTCTGTTGCGTTAATAATGTCCATAAAC